TCTCGTCGGCGCCGTCGATGTACACCGCCAGTTCGTCCACCGTGTTGCTGTCGAACACCGGAATGCCCAGCGCCTGCAGGCGTTCGGTCGAGGCCACCGAGCTGCTGACGGCGCCGCGAATGCGGTCTTTCATGCTGGCCAGCGCGTCAATGAATTTGTTGACGGTGGAGCCGGTGCCCACGCCCACGATGCCGCCTTCGGGCACGTAGTGCAGCGCTGCCTGGCCCACCAGGGTCTTGAGTTCGTCCTGGGTCATGGGTGCCTTTTGCGACAATGCGGTTCAGTGTGCGGGGCAACTGCCGCCCCGCAAAAACCGCCCGATTATCCAGCCTGACGGGAGTTGAGATATTCAGAGAGGGAGAGGCGCGATAAATCGGGATTTAGGGGGATGGGCCGGGAAATAGAGGGACGGCATATGGAAACTCTGTTTCATCTGAGGAAAAAGGGAAGACGCGGCGAATTGCGGCCATTTTGCCCGGTTCCCCTGGCCTACTGGAAGTCCTCGAAGTAGGCATTCAGGTCGGCCAGGATCAGCGCCTGCTCGGCAGGGTACAGCTCACCGTTGGCCTGAACCGGCATGAACGGGCGGGCGGGGATGGTGACCTTCTTGTTCCGGCCGGCCTTGCCACCGAAATGCTGGATGGCGGCATAGATCGGCGTGCTGGCCATCGTGAAGCTCGCCGGATCGGCCATTGCCACGATCTGGGTGCTCAGGTGCCGCGATTCGCCGATCAGGGGCTTCTTGCCCGCCATGCGCCGCTCCCCCTTGGCATTCAACTCCCCGTTCTTCTTGCGGTAGCTCTTGCCCAGGCTGGCCGAGATCAGGCCCAGCGTAACCGCACTGTTGGGCTTCCACGGGGAGCCATCCGGGGCGGTACTGGTCTCGAAACGCCGCTTCGTGCGCTCCACGGCCCGCTCGCCGATGCTCTGCAGCACCGGCTGCATGTTGTCGATCCGCTGCGCCAGGCGCGCGAAGCCGTCAGCGGCGGCCTGGTCCTGCACAGTGATGGAAATGGGGTTGCTCATGGCAATTTTTCTCGCATGGGCCTAAAATCGGGGGCGTAAGCGGTTGTTTCCAATGGGAATGGTTGGGTGCCCTCGGGTGGCCATGATCCGGTTCGAATCCGGCACCGCTTACCCTTTCTCTAGCCGGACATATCGCAGATCGTTTGCTATGTCGCTTGGCTGAACCACCCCCCCGTTTGCACAAAATTCGAGACCCGGCGCTCACGTATACCGTCGAAGCGCCCCTTCTCGTTGTAGTTCACCCGCACCACCACCTTGCCCAGCCGTTCGCCCAGATCGATGGCGTAGATCAGCGCCTGGTCCTGCGTGTCCAGGTACGCCGTGGCTGTGTCCAGCAGCTCGGGCAGGTTGCGCAGCACATCCAGCGGCAGGGTGCTGCCACGTGCGGCCTTCGCGGCGCGCATCGCGTGCAGCACTTCCACATCCCGCATCCACACCGCTGCGTTTTCCAGCAGCACGCCGTTTTCTGACAGCGCCGCCACCGTGGCCGGCTCCACCGTGTGCACCATCAGCGTGTTGCCACTGGCCTGCATGGCGGCCAGCGGCTGCGCCCTCGGCAAATGCAGCAGGCGGCAGCACCCGAGGGGAAGCCTGCGGCGCCGTCTCTGGCCCCGCCAAATCGCCCTCCTGGTAGCCGTATGCCCGCATCCAGTAGGCGTTGGTGAACCGTGCGCCGGCCGTGTGGTTACTCTGGTCCCGCTCGGCCTGCAGCTTGTCCTGGGCCTCCTGGTCCCACAAGCTGAAAACCGGCGCCTGCGCCCCCGCAAAATTCAGCTCGCAAATCCACTGGATAAGCTGGTTGATCGCCGCCGCCACCATGCCCGCATCCGCATCGCGCAGCTCGGCCGTTACTTCCAGCCCGGCCGTGGCGCTGGCCTTGTTGGCGCTCGCCTCGGTGGTCTGGTTTTGGCCCAGCAGCGCAATCGCGATCTCGCTGCGGCAGTGCATCACCAGCCTCTCGTAGAGGTCCGCGCTGGCGCTCTTGCCCGCCATCTCGATCAGCTCCACGCTGCCATCGTCGGGAATGGTGGCCACACCGTCCTGGATCAGCTTCTCCAGGCTGTCCAGCATTTCGTCACGTTCCTTCTTCTGCGCACCGCGCGGCAGCTTGCCCACAGAGAAGGCACTGCCAAACTTTTCCGTGAAAGCCAGCCAGAACTTCATGCCACCCTTTTTGAACACCAGCGGCCAGAAGCACAGGCTCATGTCCGCAAAGCCGTAGGGGTTCGCATACGTAGGGTCTTGCCGGGGCAGCAGGAACTTGCGCGGGGGCAGCTCCTCCCCGTGGAGCATCGCCTCGCGTGACTTGAAGCGCAGCTGGTTCTGTTCATCGAACGCAAACCACTCGGGCGGCTTGGCCTCCAGCTGCGCCGGCACAAAAAGGTCACCACGCTTCTCCCACATCACCTCCATGGGCTGGTACCCGTACAGCGAAGCCTCCAGCGCCTGGCCGATGAACCGCTCGATGTCGATGCCATCCAGCATTTCCTTCACGGCCTTGGTTACCCGGCTTTGTGCACGGTCGCGGTCCAGGCCCCATTCCAGCGCCTTCACAGCGCTCTTGCGGCGGCGAATACACCCGCCAATGTGCGCGTCCGACTGCATGTCGCGGTACACCCGCACGTCCCGGCCCTGGGCCTTCAGGATCGGGTCCGGGTTGGGCAGCAGCATGCCCGATATCGCAAAGTCAATGCTGCGCGCCCGCGATGCGATGTGCCCTGACAAAAGTGGGTTGGCTGCCATGGAAATTCCTATAGACCGATGCGCATCAATTGCCCGCCAGGCGGCTACGCAGCTCGTAGCCCATCAGTGGCCAGATTTTTGCACCGCGTTCTGGCGGGCAATCTTCTTGCCGATCTCGGCATCAAAGTTTTCCGGGCTGGTGCAGGCCGATTCGCCGGTCACGGTGAAGCCGTTGCGGAGCACCAGCACGCAGAATGTCAGCGTGTCCAACGTGCGCGCACGGCCCGCCGGCTTCGTGCCCATCTGTGAAGCGCCCAACACACCATCGGTCCCGGTGAAATAGAACTCGCTGGAAATGTTGGCCTCAACATCGGCCGGAGTGACACGCGCAGCGGTCTTGCCCTTGGCCTGAATATCGGCTTCGATGGTTGTGTCGCAAGGGGGCAGCAGTTCAACCCGGACCTCCTTTGGAACAGGGCCAAAAGCATCCTTCCCACGCGCCTGCCCTTTCTGGAACGGCATCCACTGGCAGTACATGCCAGTCGGCTCTGCATCACCCTCCTGCAGCAGCGGCACGCTGGTGATGGCATACGACTGCCCGGCGTGGTCGGTCACCCGTAAATTGACCAACCGCGCGTTGTGGACGTACACAATGGTTGCGTCGAACGGTTGGTCCCCGGAGACATAACGCACCAACGGGCTTTTGGTTGCCAGCACCGAGGCGTTTTTGCGAAACCAGACATTGCGGCCAATGGTCGGTTCGATAACGTTGATGGGATCGCTCATGGCATTTCCTTGGTTGATAGAGAGAGGGGAAAAAATCAGTCGTAGCCGCGCAAATCCACGCCGCGCGGTGCCGAGTTGCGTGGGCGGCTTCCCACGCCGGGCGTGCCCGTGGCGCCGGTTGTGGATTGCAGTGCCAAGGCCAACGCCCAGAAGCGGTCCGCGTGGCCATCCTTCGTGCGCTCGGCCGTGAAGCGGATGTGCCCGGTGGCGGTCACCTGCTTGGTCACCGCGCGCAGATCGGCGCGCACGTGGGGGTCGTAGGGGATGCGGATTTTGCGGTCCTCGAAGGCGCCGCGCACCGGGTAGGCCATCGCTTCCTTGATGGCCGTTGTGAACGTCACGCCCTCGACCCTGGTAGGCCCGAAGCGCTTGATCGCATCATCGGCCCAGCCAATACCCAGCCCGGTCGCGTCAATGCACACCCGCGCGCATTTTTCGATCCAGGGCCACAGCACGTCCTCCTGGTCGCTCTTGGTCATGTTGCGCAGCGTCTCGATGTGCCGCGTGTAGAAGGTGTCGCCCAGGCGCTCCACCACCCACAGCACCGTCAGATCGTGCTTGCGCCCAATGTCAATGCCGGCATACAGCGGCCCGTGCTCGCGCTCCTGCCAATCCACATGCGAGGGGTACTCGGCCGCAGCAATCAGCGCGTATTCCAGGAACGCGGCGTCATCATCGGCCGGGCTGCACATGTACTCCTGCAGGAAAGACTCTTCGTCCGCGCAACCCTTGCGAATGAAGTCAAAGTAGGCCGCTTCATCCATCGCCTGCCGCTCGTCGTCGGCCGGCAGCACCTGCTGCAGCTTGTACAAAAAGCCCTGGTCCAGCGCATCCTGCAGCGTCACGCGGTGCAGGCTGATGCCCTTGGGGTTGCCGTTCTCCCGCACTTCGCGGATCATCTGGTTGAAGAAGTTGTGGCTCCCCCGGTGCGTGCTCACAAACTCCAGAATGCCGCCCCAGGTAATGCCGGGGAAAGCAATCGACCACAGCTTGCGCGGGTCCGGGTGCAACGCAAACTCGTCCAGCATCCGGCTGCCACGCTTGCCCGCCTGCGCATCAGGGTTGCTGCTCATGCTGAGAATGCGCTTGCCGCTGGCAAACTGCAGCACGTAGGCCGTGATCTTGTCTTTCGGGTCGAGAACAACCTCGCCCAAATCCTTCGCGGCCAGGTTCATGATGCCCGCCCACATCTTGCAGTCCTCAATGAACAGCCGTGCCTGCAGATCATCGCGGCTGCTCACCCACTGGTCGAAGCGCGCGTTTACCGCTGCGGTGCGTTCATCCGCCGCATAAGCGGTACACCAGGAAAGGCCGATCTGCCGTGCCTTCTCCATGCCCTTCAGGCGCGATTCGTCCTGAATCCAGCGGCTCTGAAACGGCAGAAAGATCGCGTCGCGGTCCTTCGGAATGGCCTTGGCATTTCCAGTGAATCGGGCCATCAGCGAATCCCCAAGGCTTCCCGGATCAGCGCCTTCGTCTGCGCCGTCACGCCACCCTTGCTGCCCATCGCATCCAGCTTGGCGCGTTGCTCTGCCAGCAGCTTCTTGCGGGTGGTTTCCTCCACCTCGGCCTGGAACTTCTTCAGGTTCACACTGCTGCGCGTGAGCGTGGCAATGTTCTTCGCCGCGGCACTCAGCATAGCCACCCGCTCACCGGGGTCCAGGTCGGGGTTATCGGCATCCTGCAGCGACAGAATCGCCTCAAAAAGCTCCGTCTGCACCAGCGCCGTCAGCGCCTCGCTGCGCGCGTCCTGGTTGTCGCCCGCCTGGGCCTGTATCAGCTTGGCCGCCTCGGTGCTGGCCTTGATCGCCGAGAGGCGCTGGTCCAGCTTGCTGCCGTAGCGCTGCAGCGCGCTGCGGCTCGGCAATGCACTGGCGTTGGCCTCGGCCGGAAAGCGCTGCTGCAGGTCGGCAATCAGCTCATCCAGCGTCTGCCCGCCCGTGGCCAGCATCGCCTCGATGTAGCCCTTCACCTCCACCGGCAGGCGGCTGATGCTGCTTTTGCGGCCCATGCCGGCCTACCAGTACTTCACCGGCCGGGCAATGCCCGGCTCGCAGTCAATCGTGTACTCGGCGATATCGGTGCCAAAGCGCGTCAGGTCGGCATGCCACCGGCCGCTCGGCTCCTTCACCACCTTCACCAGCTCCCTGTCGGCCAGGTATCTGCTCGGCCTGGTCAACCCGTACACCGTGGTGGCGGCTGCCATTGCCGGTGCCGCGCTGGCATACCACGCGGGCGCCGAAGAAACGGTGGCCTACAACAAGGCGCTCATTCTGTCGGGCAACGCGGCCGGGGCCACATCGGACCAGCTGGCACAGTACGCGCGCAACATCAGCCAGGTCACCGGCACGCAGGGCGCTGCCGCCGCCGCCGTGGTGGCCGTGGCCCAGTCGGGTGCAGTGACCAGCGAGAACCTGCAGCGTGCCGCGCAGGCCGCCCTGGCATTTGAGAAGGCCACCGGAACGGCCATCGACACGACGGTGAAGCACTTCCAGGAGTTGGCGAAGTCGCCGCTGGAAGCCACGCTGAAGCTCAACGAGGGGATGAATTTCCTCACCGTGTCGGTCTATGAGCAGATCAAGGCGCTGCAGG